CAGGAACGTGACCAGCGGGTAGTTCGGCGCGATCGTCTGGACCTGCCCGTTGAAAGTCGAATGGCTCGGAACCGGCGAGCAGGCACACGGGACAATGCGGACTCCTGGGAAAGCCGCCACTGCGCTAAGAGCCGTCTCGTAATCGGAGATCGCAACCGTTCCGTCAGAGCCACTGGCCAGGCTGATATCCGTCGAGGTGACGGTCGGATCTCCGGTCTGAAGCTTCGTGACCGTGATCAGATTCGTCGAGCCGGTACCGATGACCGACGCGGTGTTGTCGATACCGGTCCCGTTCACGGTGAGGTTCTGGTATGTCTTCACCGATCCCTGGTACTTCACGACCAGGTTGAAGTAGTGGGTGAGCCCATTCGACGGCGCCGTGATAGCGAAGCTGATTCCGGTGCCGGAAGCATTGTTCGCCCACGAACCAACGCTGGCCGCCGTGACGGTGATGACTGCTCCGGCATCGTTGGCATGCGCAGCGACGGCCGCAGCAGCGCGAACACGACAGAACGTGAGGGGCCACGAAAGCTTGCGATTGAGCATACCGGCCCAGGCCAGTCCCGTGATGCTCCCACCGCCGCCATTGTCGCGACCACCGTATAGCGCCTCGAACTCGGCGGGGCTGCCAATGTCACGCGGTCCATCGGGACCACGCACAGTCTGGTCGAACCACCCGGCCTTGTTGACGTTGGCGCCGGTGATCTGGTCCTCGCGCTGTACTTGGTCAACGTACAGAGCTTCAAGCTGAACCCAGTCTGCGGAGTTGGTGGAAAACTGAATGTAAGTAGAGCCCATGGGTCATGCCTCCGTCAGAGCGGCGTAATTGTTCCGTCCTCGTTGACCCGAACGGTGAGCGGCAAGCGGTCGAACGCTGCCGACGTCTCGGGTGTACTGAAATCGTTCGTTACGCCGAAGCGCAGCTCCTTGATGGTGTAGACGCCATCGCGCAGAGCCAGCGCTGGTATTGTCGCCTGCAGATTGAGCACTGCCCATTCCTGCGACGAGAACGCGTACTCCTCGTCCCAGGCTGAATCGTCGAGATCCCAGGATGCGAGTATGTTCCCCAGTTGCGGACATGCGGTTACCTGGGTCAACAGTAGGCCGGGCTGATCTTCCACTCGGAAAAACAGTCCCTCAGGTCCGGTCAGTCGCTCCTCTAGCTCGTAGCGTGCACCGGGTGTCGCACACGCCAAGCGCAGTTGTACCGTCCCTTGCCACGCTCCAACGCACACGACGGCGCTGTGGTTGGTCGGCTGGGCGACGACACCTTCCTGGGCGAAGTAGTGGCGCAGTTTTCCCGTAACGATCGCCAAGCTCGGGAAACTGAGTCCTTGGTCTGGCGGCGCTTGAACGACCTCGACGTGGTCGCGCAGCTCCGGAATGTGCGCTTCGATGGCCGCCTGAAGCGTATTGAAGGCCTCAAGCTTGACGACGCCGCTCATTTGTCGAGCCTCGCCACGTCTTCACGCAAGCAACGCTCGACTTCGCGCTGAGCAACCCTCGTGAGCAATTCCATGGAATCGCGCACGAAGAAATGCGGCTTGCTGCCGTACTTGCGAATCTTTCGGCAGATTAGGAACGTGATCTGACGAGCCAGCTTTTCGCCGCCGTCGACAGAACCGAACGTTCGACGGTGCTGTCCCTCGTGCAGGTCGTTGCCATGGACGGCCGCGTATCCCTCGCTCGCGCTGCCGATCATCCGCAGGTTGCGCAGCACCCACTGGTAGATCGCTTCCTGCCCTTCCTTGCTGACCGCGTGCGGGCGAGCGCCGTTCTCGAGGATGCCGATGTACGGTGACGAGTTCTCCACCCACGCCGCCGGCGTGGCGCCGCGAGCGTCGATGGGCCCGTCGTACTCTTTCCACGCAGCCTTGGCCATTCCGCGGTCCTTGGGCGTGACTGAAACAAGATGCGTGCGGCCGAATCTTGCGGCCGAGCGCAGACCTCGATTGACCGACGCCTTCGTGCGCACATCGTGCCGTTCGAGCGTCTTGGCCAAGTCTTTGAGCGCGACCGTTGCCATCAGATCGCCGCCTGGGACAAGTCGGGGTCCTTGCCCCGCTCGATGTTCATGTCCATCAAGTCGACTACCCAGCCAATGTCCTTCTCGCGATCCGGGAAGGGAGGCTTGGAGACGCGCAAGTAGCGAGACTTGCTTTGCTGACCGTAGGCATCCGCGAGCACGTAGAAGAACTGGCGGTTACGCAGAAACTTCTCGCTGTCGAACTGCATGTCCGACGGGGCGATCTCGCTGTAGGTGTATCTAAGTGAAACCTCAGTGAGTCGGATCTTCCCGTCCTCGTGCGTACCGGCCGCTAGCAGGACCCACTTGTACCCGTCCCACTGGTGCACGCGTGGTTGCGGGGTGAGCTCGACGATGGTGTCGATGAAGTCGCCGGCGCCGACCATGCCACCCGTCCACTGTCGAAGGACTGTGTAGACGCGGAACGGACGCACGCCGAACTGTGGGTGAAGAGAGCCCCGCAAGTCGTCGATGACGTCGACCAAGCTATCGATCAGATTGTTTGGATCGAGCGTAGCGTCCCGGATCATGTGGTAGCCTCAATAGGCCTATGGCGTCCGGCAAGGGACGGCACTGGAGGATTGGTCCCTTGCCGGATGCCTTCGGCGAATCTATTTGCCGACGTAGTTGCCACCGCCGTAGCCCATCCCATCGGCGCTAGCGAAGGCTCCTCGCCCCTCGCCGAATACATCTTCTCCGCGCTCGACCCCGAGCAGGGCACACAGCCTGCCGACAAGCCTTCGGCCTTCTGCCCTGAGCATGTGAATCTCTACGGGGTTAAGCTCAATAGAGCCGACCTTGGAAGCGCGCAGTCTCCCGTGCGCATTCAGGATCTTGTTGTCGATGTCCTGCAACAGAGCTAGCAGCCCCGGAGGGGTGGTGCTCATGGGATTGGTGACCAGCAGCTCCGTCTCCGGAGTCGTCTGGATGGCACGCATGGACATGTCCAGGCGAGTGTCGAACTGCCTGAACCTGCCCGTGTATCCGGTGTAGAGCCGGATACTAGCTTGTTGAGCTTCTGTCAGCACGGCGACCCTTTCGCTCGGGTGCCTTCTGCTCTTGAACAGGCTCGACGACAGACTCGACGATCGGTTCGACAACCGGATCGGCGACCGTTTCGTCGGGCCGCTCTACTTCAGCAGCTTTTGCCAGTTCTTCCGCTTCGGCCTTCGCCTTCGCAGCCTCAGCCGCCAGCCGCTCTACTTCAGCAGCTTTTGCCAGTTCTTCCGCTTCGGCCTTCGCCTTCGCAGCCTCAGCCGCCAGCCGCTCTACTTCAGCAGCTTTTGCGACCTCCGCAGCCTGCTCGGCCTGCGCCTTCGCGACAGCTTCGGCAACGATGGACAAGGCTTCGCTCTCCGAGATCTTGGTGAACCCGTTGGCCGCAAACTTGTCCGCGTACCCAAGCGGCCCCTGCACCACTTCACCGGGATTGGCGTCGAAGTTGGTCCAGGCCACACCCGGGCCACCGAGTCCGATCGACAGCTTGATCGGCTCGGTGCCCTTGTTGTGATAGTAGGCCTGCACCGGTTGTGCACGTGGTGCAGTCGGCATCGGCCAGCTCATCGCCCGATGTCCGCCTCGTCAGTGCCCGACCAGGCGCTCGAAAGCGTCCCGGACGTGTACGCCGACACGGCCACTCGGATCTTGCTGGACGAAGGCACCAGCACCTTGGTATTCGTCACTCCCGACGCAACCACGGTGCTCGCCATGGTTCCGTAGGTGACCCCATCGTCGTGAGAAATCTGGACGTTGAAGGTTCCGACGAAATCAGCCGAATGGATCCACACCTCGGCATCCTTGACCCCGAGAACAGCCGCCGCCGTAGCAGCGGCGGCTGACGTGAGGTCCGCGAACACTCCACCGCGGAAGGCCATTGATTAGCCCCCCTGGGTGACGTCGTTGCCCGCGAGAGAGAAGACGGCAGAGCCGGATCCTGCTCCGAGGGTGCACTTGATGAACCCGGCGCGAGGAAGGCGCTCGGTCCCAGCGGTCTGAGTGGGGACGATTGCTCCTGCGGTGCCGCTCGCATAGGTGACGAAGTTCGTGCCGTCGTACGAGAGCTGAACCGTCCACGTTCCCGTGAAGGTGCCCCCGACGATGACGGTCGCGTCCTTGACGTCCGCGATTCCGAACTGCGACCCCGAGGCGCCAGCCGCCACAGTGCCGAGATTGATTGTTCTGGTCAGCATGGCTTAGGTCTCCAGGAGGTTCTTGAGGAATCCGCCGGTGTTCGGGTTCTTCGCCTGGACCTGCCAGTCGATGTTGATCTCGAACTTGCGCTTGTTGCCGCTCTTGCCGAGCTCGATGAGCGAGCCGAGGACGCCCGTACCAGTGGCACGCAGTTGCGTCTCCGGGGTCACCGTGATGCCGACCTTGTCGGCCTGCATGAAGTCGCTGCCCGAAGGCTGCGGCATGTAGCGGATGAACTGCTCGACGGTGTTGATCGCCACCAGGAATCCGGCGGGGCAGGCCACGTCGCGGAAGATGGGGATCCCGTTCCAGTCGATCATGAAGAATCCGCCGTCCAGCTTGATCTGGCCGCGGGCGAGGGTGACGTCGTAGACGTACCGACGCTGCGCCTTCAGGCTGTTGGCCAGAATCTCGAAGCTCTTCGGGCTGGTGAGGTACAGGTCAACGTTCTTGCCGCTGGCCGTGTAGATCGCCGTGTTCAAGCTCGAAATGAGCTCGTTGTTTGCCCGCTGTCCCTTGGCATCGACGACGTTGCCCTTGAACTGCGTGTACGTGGCGCGGTTGATCGTGCCGTACGTGCCGGAGTCAAGAAGACCGCCGGCCGTCGAATCGAGCAACCCGAGAACCGGGATGTTCGTTCCGTCGCCGGTGCCGTCGCCGGTGTAGAGGTCGACGCCCATGGCAGCGCCGAGGCGCTCGGACGAGTCCTTGAGTTCTTCCTTGAAGAGGTCGCGAAGCTCTTCGGGGTTCCCGGTGTTCGCGGCGGCAGCCTGTGCGAAGCCGGTGATCGCGAATGCATCGTGGTAGTGGGCGAAGTTCAGCGTCGCCGGCTGCTTGGTGTCCGCGTTGTACACGGCAACGTCGGCGCCGTCGGCGATGGGGGCGGTCGTCGGGCGCGCGGTGCCCGTCTTGACGTCCCAGGTGATGTTCTTCCCGCGGGCCGGCTTCTTGTCCAGAAGCTGGAAGCCTACCGAGCTGCGGTTGATGGCCGAGGTGACGTCATCCTGCATGAGCGTCGCCAGTGCGGCTTGAATACTTGCGTAAGTCCTGTCACCCATTTTGTCCTCGTTGTGGTGGAGCGATCCCGCGCTTGACGTCGCGCTAGACGTCGGCTTTCGCCGTGCTTGCGCCGTGACGAGGCGCGGGCGTCGCTCCACCCGATAGAGGGGGTGGCCGTAGAACTAGGTTAAATGGACAAAGCTATCGGTACGCAAAATCCGTTCGTGCGGTTTCTCAGCCTCCGAACAGCACGTTGGTGGCGGCGGCGCTACGAACGTTCTTGTCGCTGCTCTCCAGCGCATTGGCGCCGCGATTCGCCCCGCGAGGGGACTTCGGGTCTCCGCTGCCGCCGACGTCAGCCGGGGGCAGGTACTCTTTGCCCTCCGCGGTCTCCAGCCATGCCTTGATACCGTCCTCGATTGTGGCCTCGACATCGAAGTTGTCGCGGTCCTTCATTTTGAAGACCACGCCGCCGTCCTTGTTGCGACCGATGACCTTGCGCTCTCCGTAGAGCAGCGCGACCGCCGCCGGGAGCAGGCTCGCCTTGACCTTGCCATTCAGGCCATCCTTGATGGCAGCCCGCTCTTCACTTTCGAGCTGCTTCTGCTCGGTGGCCTTCTTGTCGTCGCTCATCGCCTTGAGCATCTTCTGCAGATCCTCGTTATCGTGTTGGAGCTTCGCCAGCGCGCGCTTGGTTTCGACGTCCATGCCTTTGCTGCCGCCGTTTCCGTTCCCGCCGACTTTCCCGGGCTCCTCGTGCTCCTCGTCGTTCTCGCCGCTTCCGCCGCGGGCCGCTGCCGAGTCCTCGAGCAGCTTGCGGAGAGACTGAATGTCGTCAGACGACGCGAGTCCCTTTCGCAGCTTCTCCTGGAAGCCGCGCGAGTTGATGTGCGTACCGATGGACTTGCCCACCAGCTCTTCCACTTCCTTGCGAGACAGCGGCTTCTCATCGCCGCCGCCATCGCCGCCGGCGCCACCAGCTGCGCCAGCTCCACCGTCATCGGGAGCCATCATCATGGGTTGCTGGAACATCGAATCAAATCGCTTCATTTCTAACATGTCTTCTTTCCTCCAGTTTCGTTGTTACGCGGCCAACCGGCCGCCTTCGTCAATCTGTTGCTTGTTGCGGGCGTAGGCCGCCCAGGACGCACGCCAAGCCACGATTACGCACCTGCAGCAAGGGTGACTTGGTGCACAATCGATCGTCATCGTGTGCTCGCGCGCGCCGCGCTTCTTGCTCTTCGAAAACCAGTGCGCGACGAACTTCTCACCCTTGCTGATATCAACGACCTGCCCATCGAGCGAGGCGCACATCGGACAGCGGCGGAAGTCGCGGCTTGCGTCCCAGCGGGACATCAGGTCGGCATCTTCTTTGTGAGCCTCGATGATAGAGCGCTCGTGGACGACGTTGTAGCTGTTAAGCGACTCGGTGCGCGCCAGCCGCTCGGCGTCCCAGCGGTTCGCGCGGAACACGTCGGGAAGCCTCTTCTGCAGCCGATTCGTCAGCTCGTCGATGGTCTCGCTTCGGGCCCGGCTGACCGCGAGCTCATGTCGTGCCCGCTCCCCGACTCTGCCGGCGTACTTCTTCGCGCTCGATTCGAACTGCGGCCAAAGGAGCTTCTTTCCCGTGGCGATGACCACGGCCTCGTCGAGCGCCAGCGGCTGAGCCGTTCCCTCGAAGATGCGCGAGAAGGCCGCCCACTCGTGCTTCAGGTTACGCATCGAGAGCGGCCCAACGGTCGCGTAGGACTTCTTGAGCGAGCGCTCTGCCACCGCGCCTGACGATTCGAGCTTGTCGAGGGAGTGGCGCAGGTGCAACAGCACGTTACGGTGACGCTGGGCCGTGAACGTCTCGCCGCCACGTTCCCGAGCGATCCAACGGCGGAGCGCTACCTGCACTTCGTCGTGTGCCTGGTTGAGGACAGGGAGAATCGCGCGCATTACAGGCGCGTCGAGATTGTCCAGTGACCGAGAGACGTGGTCGAGGACGGAATAGACTTTCTCGCGAGCCGTGGCCATGGGCGCTTACGACGGGTTTCCCCTCAGCTTCGCCAAATGCATGGCCTGCCAATCGACAAGCGGCAACCGCATCAATTCCACGTGCCAAATGACAGACACTGGCGGATCCGCAGGGGCATCAAACACGTTGGCGCCCGGAAGCACGATTCCCCGGTCCATTGTGTCTTGCGCCGCCGTACCGAGCAGCACCACGACGTCGCATTGCTCAGGCGGCAGCGGCGTTCCGAGCTCGTGAGCGACCTTGCCTTCTGGCAAAGGGGTCGCCATTCTGTCGGCTGGCAACATTGCAACGCTTCGCTTCGGGACCACCTGCACCGAAAGCCGCGTTCCGGCGATATGACCCACGGGAAGCAACGTCGGAAGGGTTGCCGCCCTGATGGCTTGCGGGTTCGTTCTGTGCTCAGACATTTTCCTCCGGTTCCTTGTCGGCAATCGGCTCTTCGTCGTCGGCTGGCTTTTCCAGGTCGACCTTGTCCCGCTTGTCAGTCGGGACCATGTTCTCCGGCGTGATGTTCTCTTCCAACTCGTCGCGGATGGTCTCCAGTAGCTCTGGCGTCGCATCGTCGCCGAGCAGGTTCTTGACGAGTCCGAACTTGTAGGCGACCTGGAACGACTGCGACGGGATCGGGATGCTCTCGACGCTGACCGCACGTTCAACCTCGGAGTCGAGCGAGATGGCATCGAACTTCGCCATGCCGGACGCCTGCCAGGTATCTACGAGATCAACCTCCGCCCTGGCCTTGCTCACCATGTTGGTGAGATCTTCGGCGTACTTCCTGGCGAGTTGCCCGAGCGCCGCGAACACAACAATTGCGCTGGCCTTGTCGTGCCCCTTGCTCTCGGCCGATCTGCGGAGCGCAGCGGACGAATTGTCGATGGCCAAGGCCATCTGGTGAGTCACCCGGTGCATCTCGTTGCGGATGTCGTCGCAGGACTTGCGAGCTTCGGCGAACGCACTCGTATCAGGGCCAACGAACTCAGCCTTCGCCCCATACGCCCTGGTCTGCACGTAGCCTTGCCCGCGTGTCTCGTCGGTCGCCGCCTCTTTGGCCGCCCCTCGGCTCTCTCCGATGACCGGGTTGCTTGCTCTGGGCGATTCCTGCGGCCCGTACTCGTACAGCTCCGAGAACAACGACTGAAACTCCGCCCACGACAAGCCGTTGCGCTTGTTGAAGCTCTCCCGGCACAGCCCCTCGATGTTGTCCATCGCCCAAAGGCCATCTCCGACGTCCAGGCGAACAAAGGGGACGCGCCCCATGGTAAGCGAACCGCCACCGACACGATTGACATCCTTACTGGAGTCGATCTGCTCGTTGCGCTTGTGAGTGATCTCGTATCGCGCCCACTCGTCGCGGCTGTAGAACGTGAATATTTCCGTAACGGTGTCGCGCGCGTCAGCTACTGAGCGACGCTTCGTTTCGCAACCGTACACGGCGACTAGTTCCAGCTCACCGGAGTCGTCCTCTTCCCAATCGATCACGCATTCGGTGGGAATAGGGACAACGAACGCTTCCCTATCGCCAGCGGCGTCCTGGTCGGCGAGGCTTGAGCGCGTTTGCTCCGGTTGAGGCGGTAGGTCTATACGCGCCCAGGCCACCCTGCACTGCAGAGCCTCGGTGATCTGCGCCTTGACGTGGTCATGCATGCAGATCTTCTTCCCGCCAGGCGGGGATATGTCTTCGAAGAGCTCCGCATACCAGGCCGGCGTGGGCGGAACTTCCTTGGCCCCCTCGCCCTTCTTGAGCCCGACGGCCAACCGCTCGGCCGCCATCGAAGCGACGATGAAGTTGATGATCTCGCCCGCGTACGGGATGTAGAACGCCCGCGACAAGCGCTGCGCGTACACCTTGAGCGTCTCGTCCCGGTGCTGGGGCATGACGCTCTGGAGAAGCGCGGGGTTCCGCAGGATCGCTTTCCCGCCCTTGTAGAACGCCTTCAGCCGGCGAAGATAATCACCGTCGTAATCGTCGTGCGTTGTCCGAAGGGAACCGTACTTCGCTGTTTCCGGGAATTGTCCAGGCATGGGTAGCCGGTTTCCAGGATGTAGCCGCCGGGGGTGGCGGTCGGAAAAAGCGGGCCGAGGCTATTCGTCTAGCTCGTCGTCGTCCGGGATCGAGAAGACCACCGAGGTGCCGTGCTGCTCCACCTCGACATCATCGGTTGAGATGCCAGCCTCTGCCTTCCGCTTCTGCTGAGCAATTCGCTCGCGCAGCTTCTGCAGCTCGTCTTCGATGTGGTCAGGCACACCCGAAGCCTGTCCCGGACGGCCGGCGCCGTCAACCCTACACCCACCTGTTCGGCTGGTAGCTGGAGCCCGTCGGCTGCTCTTCCCGCATGTCGACGATCTCGTTGAACGCGTTCGCGCTGGCGTCGACCTGGTCGTCTTCTCCTCCAGGTTTCCCCGTGAAGCGCTGTAATTCCTTGATGTACTGGGCCACCCATGGAGGCGCCACCGTGCTGCCCGGTAGATGCGGATCGGACTTCGGCAGCAACACGCGTCCATCGTTCCAGGCACTGGCGTAGCGCTCCGCCCGCTGCCGCTTGTCCCCCTTGGGCGTGATGCCCTCGACGAGCACGCCGGGGGCCAAATCCTTGATGAGCTGGGGGACCGCCTTGAATCCGGCGACGGCCTCGACCCATAGCTTGGCTCCGAAGTTCTTCCGCTGGAAGGCCAGCAGGTCGCGCGCCTGCCGTGGCACCTCGACCTGCTCCCGGTACACGTCCAGGATATAAATTGTCGGGTTGTCGAACGGCGGCTGGACGGCCATGGCCACCGCCGCGCTGTGGTCGGCCGTGGTCTTCTCCGTAGCGGCCGGGTCGGCACCGATCAACACGTGGCATCCGCGCAAACCGTTCAGCGTCGGATCCTTGGGGTCGTAGTATCTCGGCGGACCGTAGAAGAGTCGCGCCCCCTTTGGCGTAGGCTTGCCCTGGTAAAGACTGTCGAACGTGAACTGGTTGCGCTTCTGAATCTTGAGCAGACGCTCCCTGTCGAATCGCTCTCGCCACAGCGGCTCACCCGGCTTGCGCCCGAGCGGGTCGCGGTCTTCGGCTAGCGCTGGAAGGTTGATGACGTCCCACCCACCCTCGGCGAGCAGGCGGCCGATCAGGTCGTCGATGTCCCAACGCGTGTGGATCACGAACACCGACGCCGGGCCCTCAAGCCGGGTCATCAGGACGTCGTTGAAGAAGTCCCACACCCGCTCGCGGTACGCTTCCGAATTGGCCTCGGCGCGCGACTTGATAGGGTCGTCGATGATGCCCAGGCCCGTGATCGGATTGCCCGTGAGCATGCCATCAATGCCGGTAGCGATGAGCCCGCCGCCGAACTCCGTCTCCCACCGGTCGTCCCGCTGTGATCCCCTGCGCAAGGGGATTCGGATCTGGTTGGCCAGCATCCGCATCTTGCGCGATTGCGCTTCGGCGCCGTCACAGGTGCGCGAGACGTACGCCGAGCAGTCCGCCGGGTGCTGTTGCATCCACCAGACGAGAGCCCTGCGGATGGTCGTGGACTTCGCGTGGCGGGGCGGGATGGACAGGCAGACGCGCTGGTGCCCGAGAAGCTTCGCGCGCTCTAGTGCCGCGATGATTGGATCCAGGTGCGGCGGCGGTGGCTCGTGCGGAGCAACCCGGCGGATGAAATCGGCCAGCCCCTCACCGCCGTAGTCCGCTTCCTGAATCCGGTCGTACTCTGCCAGCTCCTCCGGCGTCAGGTACGCTTCGTAGTCCGACGAGCTAAGCTGTGCCGTCGCCGCTGCCATCGGGCGGGGCTCCCGCTGCGTCCCGGTCCGCCTTCGCCTTCCTGACCTTCGCTTCGAGCTCCGCCCTGCGCTTGGCCCGCTGCTCGCTGTTCATGCCGGCGATGCTTATCCCTCCGCCCACGTGGACGTCGTGCCTCACGGCTGCGGCGTCTCCGGCGTATTCTCCGAGCTTCGTAGCCAGCTCGATGACCGACCTCGCTGCCGCCGTCCTAGGAGCATCTGGAATCGACGTCCCCTTCGCCATGGACGCGAGCGCATTGGCCGCATCCACTGCGTTGGTGGACAGCACGGCTCGCGCACGGAATAGCCCGTCGGCAAACCCTCGGCGAAGCTCGTCCCTGATCGCTGGCTTCTCCCTCCACCGATAGAGTTGGCGCCGCGTGCGTCCGCACCGCTCGGAGATCTCGTCCATGCTCAATCCCTCCAGGAGCAGGCGGACGAATAGGTTCTGCACCTCGGTTAACTGAGGATTGTCGCCTGTGACATCTGGGGACGCTGCGCCAACGTCTTCGCGGTCTTCGTCCGTGGTATCGGACGCAACTGTTTCTGCGGGGCCTCCAGCCATTCCCCTAGCATGGAGCTACCCGCGAGCCTCCTCGCAAAATCCAGAAAGGGATTCCACCATGGCAAAGAAGAAAGCCCCAAAGGGCAAGACGCCGAAAGCTTCCAGCAAAAAATCTGGTCGCGGCGGCGGCTCTTAGGCGAAACAGCGCAATCGCGCTGCGGGGCCTATTCGACGTGCTTCTTAAGGCGTTCGGATAGGCCCTTCGTTTTTGGCCACTCCACTCTCTCGCCTGGGTCGATGCCGAGCTTGCATGCCACCTGACGGCCGTCCAGGTACTTGTCGCCGATGTCCAGAAGCCCGGCCGCCCGCAAGTGCACCGGAATGATGCGCTTAAAGTGCGGGCGCATCGCTAGCCACGCCGCGATTGCGTCTTTCCCCGCCGAGAATGCCAGCAGCGCGGTGTCACCCGTGAGCGCCGCCATGCGCTCGCGCAGCTCCTGCGAGCTAGCGGGCGTGGTCCAGTCACTTGGCCGCTGCATGGCTCCCTTTCGCCGCGCGGTACCGCTCCCACCGCACGATCGCCGCCGCTTTGTTGCGCCGCTTTCGCTCCTCTGGCGATATCTTTGCCTGGCTTGCCCTGCCCGCCCTGGATGCGCTGCCGGCCCCAAGGACGCGCGCAGCCTCGCTCGCGGCTAGATTGTCAGGACTGCCAGGGACAGCAGCGCGCGCGAATTGCGTGAGCTTGGCGGCCACCTGGCGAGCGGTCGAGGGCTTGAGCGGCGCTGCCGGAGGGTGAACGTCGAGGATCACGTGGCCGGGCCGGCCGTCGATGTCGTTTTCGCCGCCGATGCGGATGCTGGCCTGGGGGTCGCGCTGATGGATGGTGATGGACATTACGCGCCCTTGCAGTACAGAGCCCAGGCGAATTCCTTGATTTCGTGCAGACCTGGACAGGTACTCTCAATTTCGAGGCTATAGCCGAGGATCTGTAGGTCGCCGCTGGCCATCCTGAGATATGTACCGCTGGCCTCGCCCGCGCGCGCTGGCCGCACCGTCACGCTGTACCGGTCGCCCTCTACCTCTGTGTAGCATCCCTCCAGGCGGGCGCACTCGGACGCGTACTCATCGTCCGAGCAGTCGCCGAGCGACGGGCCAATTTCGACGATCTCGACTGACTCTCCGAACAGCTCTTGCATGAGCGCCATGCCAGCGCCTGGCTGCTGCTCCATGTCGACGTCGTAGGTATGGCGCGCCTCTACCTCCTCGTCAAACTCTGCTCGCTGCGCCTCGGACAGCTCGGCTAGCGCATCGTCGTGCTCCTGCTGCGCTCGGCACTGCTCAATCCACCAATCAGCCGTATCGTCGTCGCAGTGGTAGGAGTGCTCGGCATCGGTGCAATCGCATGGGGACAAGTCGTTCTCAGGCGCCGAGGTGTTGCCGATGTAGTCGCTCGACCAGTCGATGCCGATGGTGCCGTCAGAGTTGGTTGATGTCAGGCTGAGCTCTACGATGCGGGTCGGGGTTTTGAGAGTCGTCATGGTCTGTTATCCTCCGTGTTAGATACAGATTACTAGACGCGCGTTTGGTAGTCAACAAAGAATCGACTGCCGCGCCGCATTCCTTTGGGCCGCACTAACGCGCAACGCCTATACGCTTTCTCGCACTGCCAGGCTTTGCCTGCCAATGCCCGAATGTCGGCTAATTGGCGCACACGCCTGCTAATTGGCAGGCAGCCGGCGCCAGCGCTACCAGCATCACGCCGGCCACCGCCGAAGGTATAGCGACCGCTCAGGACGGCAACACGTGATCAAGCTCGTCCTTCGTGGCGCTGGTGACGCTCAGCTGTTCCTCGTCGTCGTTGGAGGTTATCGCGTGAACGCGAAAGCCGTGCGATTCGAGCAGCGAGGCAGCGGAACGAAGGACCATGGGGAACTTGGCGGCATCAAATTGGAACGAGATGGCATATTCATCGGACAGTATCTTGCAATTCCGTACGATTGGTTTCTAATGATGCTATACATCAGAATATTGGAATTTGATGAGCCACCAGGCAGATACGAAGACTACTCGCGAGATGTGTGGCGAGGCCTTCCGCGAGATGGCAATCCTTGTGGTCGTGTTCGGTTTTTTAGACGCTGTATTCGGCGAACGGAGAATATTTACCGAGGATCCTTGGATGTGGTCCGCATGCGTGTTGACAAGCTCTGCGGCGCTTTTCTTCTTCGGCGTGCTATTTGAAAGGTACAAATAGTATGGGGCACTACATTTTCCTGTTCGTATTCACGGGCG